GTAAACTTTAATGCTTGTATTTGTTTTAATGTTGCCTCTAATGATACGTTATTTGCACTTGAAAATGGTACTGTTACACCGGTTACTTTATATGGAGGAAAAAATGAATTATATCTGTAGTATATTTTAGAAGTTCTTGAAACTCCATCTATTACAACATTAACTGTCTCTATACGTTCGTATATACCGTAGTTACCGTTTGATCCGGTTTCAGTTGTTGTTACGTCTTCACTAGCAAGAGAACCGTATTGAGCTACCGGCAATCTAACAGAACCGGTACTCACACTACTACTGTAGAGCAAGTTAATATTACCTGTTCCGTATGCGGAAGGATCGGTTACTTTAAATTCTAATTCTGTCATGTTTACCTTTTATATAAATATTTTAGTTTCATTAATCTAAATCAAAGTATAATACATCATTACCGCCTGGAGGTGGATTAAATATTAAACTAGCTATAGAAACTGGGGAGTGTAAAATATTACTACCCTCTTCACCTTCTTCATAATATGTTATTTCAAATGTTCCGTAGTTACCGTTATTATTATTCTGTGTGTTTATCATTTCTATTTTATTCCTACCTTTAGTTAAAATGTTAGGATCAAAGTGATGTACCATCATTCCCTCCATTGGGCATTCAAAATTGCTATTTTCATCATCTGTCGTTAGCTCATTATTACCGGATGCTATAAATAAACCACCTACTTGTGCATTTTTACTTAAATCTAAATCGCCAATATCGGTACCGTTAAGAAGTATTCTAAAATTATCGTCTTTTGCAGAATTAGAATTACATACTTGCATTGTAAGTATTTTATCTCCTGTGTTAGGTGTAGATTTTTTGAATCGAGCATAATAGTCAGATGCCTGTTCGTATACGTCATCAGGGGATAATTCTAATGTCTTATATATGGATATCGGTTCATTGGAATCCTTCTCATCTGGGAACCATCCTATAAACTCTCCCCATTGTACATTCGCATGCGCTTTGATATCTCCAAGTTCTTTATCGCTTTCTTTAAAAGGGTATGTTAACTCTCTTATCGTGCTTATTTCTCCTTGGTCTGAGATATCTTGATAGGTTATACCAATAGATCCTGCTCCTTCACCTATGCTGACTGGAACAAACATTAGATATTCTCCTAAACTTGTAACTTCTAATGAAATGTCACATGCTAGAGGTATGATATTTGCTTGATTAAATGCTCTTACGTTAAAGAGTATAGTAGGTTGCTGTTGACTTTTAAATAGATTTGCTCTATTTAATTCTCCTCTTTTAGTTACTGNTATAGTAGATCCGCTAAATTCACCTGTCATTCGAGGTTCTTCACTAGTCATGTTCCTCGGTATCTCACCTATTGGAGAGATAAAGGTACTATCATAGTTGGTTGTATACGGGTTTTTATTTGCTTTACCAAAAGCATCACCGCTTGATCCTGTAATGTTAAGTAGGTTTATAGAACCGGTAATCAATTCATCTCTNTACGATACCTGTACCTGNTTAGCTTTACTTCTATGTAGAATATGTGAACGTACTATAACACCGGTTGTAGCACTAGATCTAGCAGGAATAAACTCTTTTACTAATCTAAATATTACGTTGTCAAAAAACTTTATTAATCTAATATAGTCTGTAGGTTCTCTATAGTTTGCGAGTTCATCATTCCATTTCCAGCGATCTTTAACTATATTACCTCTTACATCTTTGTCAGTATCTTCCCATCTTAGTACTACCCATTGCCAGAAGTTATAAGGTGAAAAATCTCTGTCAAATGTCTCTTCACAAAATTTATCTAGAAGGTAGTATTTATCTGAGTTTGATTCTCTTGGGTCACCTATGTAGTCGTCATANTTATAACTACCGCTATACTTTAATTTTATTACATCATTAGTAGGTTGTGCAATATCAAACCCTACCTCTATTTCATGTAAATCGTCAGTAAACTTATTTTCCTTTCTTGCTATACTTGTATAAAGAGAAAGTGTACTACCTGTAACTATCGAACCGGTATTCTCTAATCTTAGTTTATCTAATGAACTAGTAACTTCTTGTTGAATAGAGAAGAACTGTCCTGTATCTACCTGCTCTCCACCTCTTTGTTTTATTGTTAATAGGTTCTCTGGTATTCCAAAACAATTAATTAGAGCTCTTAANCCTCTATGAGTACCTTTAGCTTTAGTTAGATAAGGAAGGTTATGGTAAATACGTTTATATACTTCTTTCTGATAGTTATCTTCAGGCATTGGTTGAAGATATTCTAATCCACTTCCTGAGGTAATCTGCCTATAGCTATTAATTACTTCTCCTGTACTTCCGGAATCATACGATTCCCCAACGAATGCTGAGAATAGATTCTGTAGGCTTTTATTACTATTGTATAAGTTATAACCGAAACTTTCAATTGCATCTCTAACTAAATCTTTTGAAATACCAAAATCTAACCTGTTGTCAGCATCGTACTTATCAGAAACTGCTTTAAAGTATATCCAAAGGTTATCAAAATGTTGACCTATCATATGAGTAAACATAATAACAGGTTCATTTGATTCATCATCCCTAACGTATAAAGGAAGTGTATTAGTTAATACATCGTCATTTAAGTTATCATATACATCAGCTAGTTCTATCTGCTTTGCAAACCATTCAACTGATTCAGCGGTATTGCTTTGCTGGTTGGTATGTGGACGTTTATTATTTGATTTAGGCCAAGCATGAGAACCACTTTCATAATATAAGAACCTATCGTAGTGATCAAAGTTTTCAACAATTCCTTTAAGTAGTCCGTTATAGTATTCTCTACTTCCTGATATACCTATCTTAGCGTATCCTGTGCTCTCTATTGTAGCAATACTATTTTCGTATGACTCAATTAACTCAAGCTTATATTTAAAGTTACGAAGTCTTTCTTCTGCTGATGAGAAATGTATAAAGTCAGAGTAGTCTGAGTGGTTAATACTAATTTGAGCACTATTCTCGTTAAACATTGAGTATAGAGAATAGTATGAACTTGTTACTGGAAAGCTAAATAATTCGTCGTAGTTGAAGAACTCTGTTGGATTATTATTCTCTTTAGAAAGCTCTACATCAAAGTTAGGACCTTTAAGTGATGGTATTTTAATCTCATCAGGAATTATCTCTGTATTAACGGTAAAGCTAACTGTATCTGCTATTGTTTCTAAGACTCTACAAAGAGATTTCTTCTCCCATGTATTTGGTAGTGGCTCATATAATTTTAATACAAGAGAAACGTTATTTTTGTATTCCTGTACATCTATATTAATTATAGAATATATATTATTTTTACCGAAGTCTAATTTTAAATCTGAGAAGTAAGAGTTATTCTCTAGTTTTGCTTTTATTTGCTGCACTCTAAGATCTAAGTCTTCATTAGACATCTCTAAAGTGAGTAATCTTATTTCTGTATTATCACTAGAAGTCTCTTCTAAAAAGAATTTTTTAGGTAAAGTTGAATCAGAGAATAGATCTGAAAAGAAATTATAGCTTAGTAATATGTCTCCATTCCTATACCCATTTGCTGCTGCATCGTTTGCTGGGTTTATTTCTAGATTAGATGCTCCTGATTTACCTGCTCCTGCAGACAAACTAGATTGACTTGCTCCTACGTAGTTTACTTGAGACTTAAGAAGTACTCGATCTAATGTATAGAAATGCAGGTCGATAAAATCAACACTACTATTGTAAAGGTTATTTATAGAAAACGGACCTACTAAATCTTTATCCTTAACTTTAAGTTCGGATTTAGATTCGTAGTTTACATTTTCTACTTGGTTTACTATGTATTTAGTTCCCGCCATCGTCTATTCCAGCTTTTGTATTTGCAAGTGATATTTCTAAATCTACTACTTTTTTGTTNGCTTCTAAAAGCTGATCTCTTAATTCTGCTATTTCATCTAATAGAGGCTGTATATCTAATAAGGCTTCTTGTATTTCTACTAACTCACTACTTCTTTCTATCAAGTACTTATGAGATTTACCTTCTCCTTCAAGTGGTATATCTAAATATAACTCTTCATAGTCTTTAAAAAACTGCTCTACTGTCTTTATTGTTACCTCTTCTTCTTCAGTAATAAACGATTTAAATTCTCTATCTACAACTTTTCCAAAAGAATCTTTTGTATATACTGTTTTTTGTATCTTAATATTGTTACCCATTCCTTACGACTTTGAATACATTTTTATTATCTAATACTACTGTACTNCCGTCCAATACAGTCTTTACTAGTAGTCTATAGTACCTTTCTGGTTGAAGAGTATCCATATGAATATCAAAATAACTACTAGTATTATCAGCACTTATTTTTGTATAGGTACTATCAAAATCAATAATCATTTCTTCACTATATTCATCTTTAATTGCATAGCAAGAATTCTCAGGTAGTTTGTATTCTGTCTTATATATTGAACCTGTACTAAATGTTCTTGTTGGGTATTTAGGTCTAGCTGAAAGTCTAAATCTGCTTATCTCTGAGTCAATGTATTTTTCTTTATGGTTCTTAATACCTACCGTTGATATATCTGTTGTAAGTTCAGTAAGTTCGCTGTCATATTTACTATCCTCCCATTTAAATTCTAAGTAAGGAGGGAAAATTGTACTACTATTACTACCAAAGTATTTTAAATTAATTGANGATGTAGTTTCATTTTCTTGATTATCATTAAACTTAACTATAAGTCCGTGATTATCTATCTCTTTACTTTCTACAGAATTTATAAACCCAGTAACATCTAAATTAATATCTAAATCAGCTGTGAGGGAAAATAACTGTGATGTAGTTTTAGATCCTTCTAAGAAATCACCTCCTGGTGTATTCCATAATGTTGANCCACCAGTTACTGTCCATGATACTCCAGTAGTATTAATAGGGGTATCCCCAAGTTTACCGGTACCNTGTACCCATGGTTTACTTATTGGGCTAGCTTCTATAGTATATGCTGTAGGTAGTTGAGCTGCATCTGCTAAATACATATGTAATGAGGCAGAATAGGAGCCGGATATCTTTGAAGACAATGCATTAGAAATATCATCATCTGAAAATTTAATTAGTATCCGGCTTGAACGTCCTATTCCATCATCATCAGGGTATGAACGAAGTTCTAATATTTCATCTAATCCAGCATTACCATATACTCCTGCTACATTAGGTTTACTAAGGACTGTTGCGTCTTTTTCTGGGTAAATTCTGTATATTGCCATTCTATAATGTTGTTACTCTACCTTCTATATCATTGTTAGGAAACTTAACTTCAAAACAACAAGGGTCGTAAGAAGGGTAGAGAACATTGTTTCTTGTTGCTCCTCTTGTATCGTATCCGTATTCACTGTACTTACCNCCTGCTTTATTGTCTANTTTTATACTCTTCACTGTCTGTACTCCTGGTATTCTATCTAATTGAGTATAGAGTGATGATATGTTAATAGGTTGGTTTATTGTTAATTTATCTTTAGCAAACAATGACTTCAATTTTTCTGTACATTTTAATAGTACATCTCTTGATTGAAAATTAGGAAGTGTTATAATTTCAAACTTAATTCCAATATTAACTACAAAAGCGTCTTTTAAATCAACTGCGTCAGTAAGCATCATATACTCAGATAAATATCCTTTAATATTATCTTTTAGTGTTTTAGATGCAGGAACTAAATGTCCGTTGTTATCATACGCAAGTACATATAGTGCTAATGCTAAACTATTCATACCTAAAGCAGATTTACTACTAGACTCTGTATGGTCTTGGGTTGCATATATCTTAGCTATAGAGCCGTACTGTGGNGGTANGGATAAAGATCTAACTGCATAATCTTGGAGTGTTACAACTCTTTTTTGTTCTGCATAAGATCTTATACTATTCTCTCTTAACTCTTCTACAGTATCTCCATCTCTTCCTCCTAAAGCAGGAGTTAGGTTGTTAAATACTAACGATGAAACTTTAGATGAATCATTCGCTGATGCTGTAATTACATCTATAGAATTTATCGTGTTAGCAGGAGCGTTTGCTTTTACTCCTCCTCCGACAATATACCTAATTGTTAAAGTTGTATTAGAGGGTGCTAATCCGTATGATTTCGTAAATAAGAAATTAGATGGATCATAAGCTACATCAAGTCTAGGTAACTCACCTCTTGTTTGGTATGCTATTGTATTAGGGTCAGGTAAAAATTCTTCGTTATTTTCTGTGCTTATACCTGCTCCAAANTGTATTTGTAAAACACCTGTTGAGGTTAGTCTTGTTACAAACCTTCTTGGTACTCTTTTTAATTTAAGTACATTAGGTGCTAGAGCTTTATCTTCTGTTATATTTTTTTCTCCTACAAATATTGTATCCTGTCCTAAGAATGGAACTTCATACCATAAGTTACCGTCGCTATCTGTTATATCTAATATGCCTACTATATCTGGTTCCTCTATTGAAAGTGTAGCGAATTTTTCTGATGTTGTAAATGATTCTTGTATAGATTTTACTTTACCTGAAAATGCTTTTGTTGTTTTCTTAAGAAGGAATTCAGAAGGTTGACCGTCTGTCAATGCACTTACTGTAATTTCAGTAGGATCATATGAGCTAGAAAAGTTAAAATCAACTTTGTTAGTTATTAAGAATGTAGTCTGGTCTTGTGTTGTAGACTTTATTGTGCTGTTTTCAGCAATAGTAATAGCTTGATCAAAATCCGGTTTAGCTTTAGGTCCTATTGCATCAACATTCTGTGTTATAGTTAATTCAACTTCAGCTACGTTTGTAGCCTTAGGACGGTACCCCATCATATAAGCTAAAGAATATAGATTAGCAGGGTTCTTAGCGTGTTGAAGAAAGGTTTCCTGTAATTGTGTATCTTGATAAAAGGACATTACGTCCCCAACGTAGGAAGCCATTTCTATTAACATCAATCCTGGTGATGTTGGTGAAAAGTCATTATAAGAATCAGGGAAGTATGACTTAGCATACTCAACTAACTGACTTCTAAAGTCGTCAAAGTTCTTATTTATATATTTTATGTCTCTAGTCTCTGCCATTATGTTGATACGTTTATTAACAATTCATCATCAATTCCTGTATCAGCAATAGAATATGCAAGATAGAATCCAACTGTATTCATATCAGGGTCTGATGTTAATTTTATTTCTCTTGGTAAAACTTTTGGAAAGTAAACTCTTAAAGCTTCTCTTGCTTTAGCATCGAGTGCGTCCAATTTTGTTTCTGTAATATTTTCAAATAACTCGCTTCTAAGTCCAAATCCAAATAATGGATTTAAATATCTTTCATTTCTACCAGTTAAGAAATAGTTAATAAGGTTGTTCTTAATAGCATCTTTAGTTTGATAGTTAGAACTAAACGCTGTCTTACTGGTAAACGGTAAGTTTATCCCAACTGCTTTTCTAGGTTGTAAATCTAAAGGGTTTATTTTTCTAACTTCAAATGCCATATTACTGTATTCTTACTTTATCTTTCTTATAAGATGCATCTAGCACCTCTTTTGCTTTACTTACAAAGTCTAACTGTGAAATATCTATTCCAGGTAGTGCTCTATCTTGCATTCCTAATTGAGATGCCATCTTTGCTGATGTTGAAGGTGGTGTAGAGCCGACTATATTGTTATATTCGGCCGGTGTCATCCCAGCTTTAGTCATTGAAAGCATTTCATCTAATGAATTATTTTGTGTTCTACTTGCAATAGGGTTATATTTAGTAGGTTGCTGTTTAGCTACCTCTATAGGTGTTGACGGTTTGTTATAGAACGTCTGTTTTGGGTTACTAGCTATTTTAACTGCTTCGGTTAATACCTCTTGTAACTCCTCCTTAAACGCTGCTCTAACTTCTTCCCGTATAATTGTCCTTAATTGATCGAGTTTCATATATATAAATAGTTAAGTTAAGAAAGTTGATTGTCTATTCTAAATTTTATTTCTTCTAAAAGTACTTCTTTTGAAGAACTGTAGGAATTAGGTCCTTTTATTACTATCCTTCCATTCTTTGAAGCCGAAGCAAAATGCCTTGGCGCTAAGACTGGGGATTCAGGTGTTCTTTGAATCTTTAAGTTAAATCCTTTATAAAGAGTATCACTAGATTCCTCTGCTCCTTTTGATTCTTTCTCTATAAACGGTGAGTTTAATTTTGATAATTCATCTTTAAGCTCTTTAAGTACCTCTACCGGTATAGAGTTCGTTATGTTTCCACGAATCTTCCCAATGCTTTCTCTAATTCCATTAGAAGCATCAGAAGAGTTAGGGTCAATATTTTTATCTTTAGAAAAATTATCAAATTCATTTAACCTATTACCTGATTTATTTTTCTGGTTTTCATTAGATTTACTATCTTTTAGTCTACCGTCTGATGTATCTGTTTTTGAAAGAGTATCTGAGATATTCTTAAGTATACTATCTATTTGATTAAATGCTTTTGCTTGACCGGTTAACCCTTTAGAGTTAATATCTAACTCTACTACTTTAACCTTCTTCTCCGGAACACCTGCTTTACTTATATCTCCTGTTGTTAGTATTACTGCAAACTTACTAACTACCTTATCTCCGTTTTTTACAGCAGGTAGTCTAAAAGCGTCACCTTCTTTCATCACATCTAACTTAGCTCCCTTATTAGGAAAATCTCCTAAGCTCTTACTTCCTTTCAAAGCAACTGCTGCTAAACCTACCTTCTTTGCTAAGTCTTTCTCTACTTTAGATTTAGGAGAGTCTGTGTTTTCTTCTTCTAATACCGAAGCACCGAATCCATCTAAAACATTATTACCGTCTGCATCAACTATACCTAATGCTTGAAGTTGAGGAGGAGTAAGTTTTGCTTTTGCAGTATTACATATCTCACAAACTGCTACAGTTGGTGCTATTGCTGCTACTTTAGCGTTCATAGCTGCTGTTGAGCTTGCTACACTCTTTAAAACTCCTTCTACAGAATCTGCTGTAATTAACATTGCAATGGCAAATTCCTTCATTAAGTTAAGTATATCAGCAAAGTTTGTAGTAAATGCTGTAGGTAGTCCTATAATTAAACCACCGGCTGGTCCTGGAGGGATACCAATTGCTTGAGGTACTGGTAATTTAATAATAGTATTAACAACTGCTAATATACCGCTAACCGGTCCTTTTATAGCAGCAGGTAGTGCTGCAAATGCTCCTAAGTTAGAGGAAAGGGCTCCTGATAGAGCTGCTAAACCTGCAAGCTTAGAAGATATTTGAGCTAATTCAGCTGGGGAGGGACATTCAGGTTTTCTTAAAGCATTGGATGCTTTTGAAGTTGCTGCTAATCCTTTAGACAATACTACACCGTTCATCTTACCGACTTGTGATCCGATGACTCCGTGTAACTTTGGGGGTTTAAACTTTTCAAATGGCATACTACTCTGTAAATACTTTAATTGAATCTAAATCGTCTATTGCTTTTTTAATAGAACCTAAAGGCCCTGCCATGGAAGCTCCATGTGATTTTATTTGAGATAAGCCTGGTGCTGATGAGCCTGCTGTCGATACAGCTGCTAATGCTTTTCCTAGCCTCTGCAATTCAGAGAGTAGGTCTCTCATCCAATCTTGTGTTGTTGCTCCAAGTAGTACAGGTTCCTTCTCTTTAAAAGCTCCAGTACCTAAGTATACTTTAGTAGCATCTACAGCTACATACTCTTCTCCGTCAAAACTAACTCTTGCAGCATTACCTCCAATATCTTCTGCAGCTGAAAAAAGTATATTTTCTTTCTTTGCATTGAAGAATAGTCGTCCTGAGTTTATCATTACTTGGGAACCTTTATAAACGTCTCCTTCATCAGGAGCACTTTCCCATGCCTTACGCTTTTTATTAGCTTGGCTTATTTTAATTTCATGATCCTCTACTAAATAGATAGAAGCAGGGTCATCGTTAATATTTTCTACTATTGGAGTATCAGGTGATGCACCGCTTTTACCGTTACTTATAATTGTAATAGGTTTCTGGTCATCGTTCTCTACGAACATTTTATCGTGATCTACTCCAGTAAATCTTATAGTCTGTCCTTGTCTACCTTCTATAGTTAAATCACCCTGAAAAGGCTGTAAAGGTGCTACATTTGCTTTATCTTCGTAATTATAACCTAAATCTTCTATTCCTTGTTGAGTATCAGGAAATGCATTTACATGAGGATTATTCCATAAGTTAACTACAGTAGTATAGTAAGCTCTTGAATTTTCGGCATCGGCATCGTCTCTATCAATGGCTGGTGCTGCTTGTAATAATACTATCTCATTTAAAAGAGGGTATGCTTTAAAGTTAAAATTCATAGGATATGCTACATCTAATAGGGTTGGATCTGATTCATCTCCGAATTCACCTATTACTCTATACTTAATAGCACCTAATGCTTCCATCTTTCCATACTTATCCCATTCCGGGTGAGTGTCGTCTAATAGGATATCAACTACCCTTACAGGTAGTACTCCACCGGGAGTTGATCGACCGCCAGTGCCTTTTTCAAATAAGTTAACATTATTGCTTGATAAGTTCAACATTAATCTTCGCTTTCTTCGTTTGTTTTATCCTTTAACTCATCTTGAGTATCTTCTGTTTCCTCTAATAGTGCAGCAAGTTCTGATGGATCCCACATGTCTCCGTCACTACCTTTTGATTGTGCTGATTCTATACGTTGTATAATAGCAGCCATCTTTATCAAAGCATCATCATTCTTTACTCCAATCTCCATGTACTCTTTAATCATAGGAACAATTAATGTAGCATCACCTATATTTTCTATCAAAGGTTTAAGTTCACCAATCAGCGATTTAACTTGATTTCTAGTAGTTGATGAATTACCGTGAATTTCAGAGAAAAGGTCTGATAATGTTTTGGTTCCGAATATTTTCTTATCTAAGGCCATGAAGTATCTTTTTATATAAATATCCTACGAAGCAGTAATGTCTAATAATCCTAAATCATAATACCTCTGGTACTTATTATAAAACTCTTCTTTAAGTTTAGAAATCACTCTAGTTAAGTGTGGAGTTTCACAATCAGTCATTTCTCTAATGTATATATAGAGAGCTTTCTTTTTAAATATCTGGAGGTCGTTTCTTGTTTTAAATATCGTCAAGACAGCATCAGCTATCTTTTTCTCTTGATCTTTAACAAATATATCATCCAACTTAACATAAGTTTCATCAACCCAGTCATCTATAAAATGAGCTAGTGTCTGTTGATTGATAGTCTCTTTCATACCGTTTGGTTCAAAAGAATCCTCATAATCAGAGAATGAACCAATTTGTTTAAGTTTCTTATAGTTCTTATTGTTGTAGTTAATTAACCACCTCTTTACAATAGTACCGAAGTATGAATATGCTTTTGCTCCGTTATCCGGGTCAAACTTCATAATCTTCTCTTCTAGTAAAACAGAAACAATTTCATGCTTTAAATCTTCTATTTTATCAACATCTGTGTAATAGAATTTAAAAGTATGAATTATGTTCTCTGCTAACTTGTAAAAAGGTATATAGATGTGATCTGTGAAAATCTTTGCTCTATATACTATATCTACTGAAGTATTATATTTTTTAATGTACTCTTCTGTCTCTGAAGTAAAGTAATTAGCTTTGCTCTTTTTTCTTGCCATAGTTTTGGGGTAGCATATATCGATCTAGTTCGTCTTGCACCTTTTTTAGTTGTTTAAAAAAATAACCGACCTCATCATCAGATTGAAATGTCCCCTTTTCATCTAATTCTTTAAGGTGCTTTTTAGATTCTCCTACTGCATTTGAAATATTTTGAAGGTATTGAGTTTGATCCTCTGTTACATCTTCATATTTCTCTAACTTAACTAAGAGATTTCTTATAATATAAGAAAAAATCAACAGTAAAGCAACTAATATACCCACTATTATATATAAATTTGTTGGTTGTATGTCCATTTTATAAGTTTTTTAACATATTTGATAATCCTTCTGANGATTTAACTACTTTTCCTGAAGAAGTTGTTGTTTTTGGATTTCTAGGTTTAGAAGATCCGCCATTTCTTTTCCACATATCGTATTCNACTTTAGAAGCTAAGAAGTCTGCGGTATGTAAAACTGAAATTAATGCTGATTTCTGTCTAGAAGATTCTACATTACTAAAAAAGTACGCTTCATTTGCTTTATCAAATACTCCATCATGACATCTTATACCTAAAAACTCCTTTTGATCTACTTTTATACCGAATTTCTGTAAAATAAATAAAGATCTATCTGGAATAAGCATAAAATCTAAGTCTGGATTAAAAGTATACATTTCTGAGAGTTTATCTTGTCTCCATTTATCAGTTTGAGGTATATAATTTGGTTTATCTCCATCTCCAATCTTACCTAGATCGTGAAATAAAGCAGAAAATACTAATTGCTCCTCAGTATAATCTATAGTTCCACCCATTTTCTCATATAACCTAGATTGTTCTATAGCAAATTGTACTACTCTATTAACATGATCTACATATCCACCGGCAAAAGCATTGTGATACCAAGTCTTCCCACTAGCAGGAGCCATAACATAGGTATCCTCCATATGTTTAAGCATCTCTTTACATGCTATAGCACGTCCACCTAAGTAGGTTTCGATAATTTTTACGTGTTTCTCGTAGTTTTTTTGTATTTGTTCCGCATTTAACATAGAAAACCTTTTTAAATTATTATTATTTATTTATCTTATTACTTAATTACTTTATTATTATATATTTTATCTATTTAAATATATTTTTTATTATAACTTATTAATTATCTTAATTAACATATATAGAAGATATTAAAAAAAATTCGGAATAGCAACTATTCTATGATAAATTTTTCAAAATAACCGTCTTTTATTAAATTCTCCCCTAAATCCCACTTTACCCTCATAAAAATGCTTATAGTATCACCTATCATACTAGGTGGAAACGGTCCAACCACTCTTTTAGTTGTAAAGTCACCGTATTCATCTTCCGAGAATAGTATTTCCGTACTTTGAACCACTGGGACTATAGTGCCTTCGAATTGATCTAAGTAGATAGTTGTGTTCTCATAAGGTATAGGAACACCGTTATAGTTCCATAATCCCAACCACGGTCGATATAAACTAATAGTAAACGCTACTGAATCTTGTAAAACGAAATATGAATCGGTATCAAACTCAGCACGAACTATTGATTCACCATTATACCAATAATCATCAGAAGTCTTATTAGCATATACATCTAAAGAGAAATAAGGGTAATACTCACTCGTCCAATCTAGTTCTGCATGGTAATAGCCGTTGCTGTCCTTAGTAAAGCTTGATTGTATATAAGCATCACACTCACCTCCTATACATGGGGGAGCGAAAGGTTCTTTCTCACAAGAGGAGAGGGCGACGATAAGTAAAAGCGAAGCCGCCGCGCGAAACGCGCGCAAGTTGCACCGAAGATTTTTATCTAACATAGTCCAAATTGTTTAGATACCCATCCGTACTTCTCTATATGATCNNTATAGAATTCATCATCCCCATACATGAAGAAAGCATCGGCTTGATCTAGCCATCTAGCAGCAGTCTCTCTATCAGGTGCTCCTACAGACATAACGTCTTTAAGGGCCTTCTGTTCGAAAGCTTTCTCGTCCTCTATCTGTCTGGTATTCTCTTCAGAGAGATCATTAATGAAATCAGTTAACTCCTGGAAAGACCAATTGTGGAAGTTAAACCCTCTAGGTCTGAAGCCATATACGTCTTTGTATAGATCTGAAACCCACATAAGGGCATCATCGAATTGACTTTGATTACTAATTGAAAATGTGTTTGAATTTGCCATAACCTTTATCTTTTTATCTTATACTTAAAGATACGAAAATTAACTATGTGAGGCAACTTTTTTAGTGACTATTTTAAAAGTTTTCCGAAGAAGGATACTTAATTCTTGCTTTCTTTAATTCGTTCTTTAGTATGTACTCATGATCTAGTAAATCTAAGAACTTTTTAACTATAACACATTTCTCATAATGTTCATGAGCTATAAAGACATCTAATATTATATTAAGAGCTTTCTCTACTTCCTCTCTATCGAATGAATCTCCTATTGTATATACTGTCTCAAACTTATTAAAATCTAATTTAGTAAGATACTTACATAGCTTTGTAAAATACTGAAGTTGTACTTTCTCTCTTACGTTAGTATACTCCTCTCCTTGCTTTCTAGTATAGAGTATATCCATTAGATGCCAATTATCTACACCTCTTACTACCATTCCTAGTAGTACGAATGGGTTATCTAAGAGTTCTTCTACGTTATTCTCTTTATATACCTCTTCATCTCCGACATCGAAGATTGAAAATAGTGTATTTTTGTCTAATGGTTGCATATGTCAATAAATAGTATTGATATTTGTGGTATGTTAGTACCTAAAAACAAGATAAGATAAAAAAAGCGTATATACAAAAAATTTGCTAAAAAATTTTCTCGTGTTTTCTTGCTTTTTACCCAAAAAGTTCTTATCTTAAAGTATAATAAGAGTAGTAGAGATGTCAAGAATAGAAGAATTACTGTATTCTGCCGAAGATCATGGTAGAAGACATGCAGTTTTAGCAAGAGTAACCGAGTTGGTTACTAAATATCCCACTATTAAACGTGAGGATGCCTATGAAAAGGCTTATTCTGAAGTAATGAATACGTAAATCTCTAGTAAAAACCAAAGAAACAATGTTACAACGGTATGCAAAAATAATAGCCTGGGTGATACTACTGATACTATCAGTGTTATTCCTTACATTTGTGTTTCTTTCTTCATATATAATGATGGGTTTAGTATCTGCATGGACACTTATACTGATAATATGGGTGTACTTAGGAGATTGGCCTGTAGAAGAAGAGGAAGACTCGTCATAATAGAAGATATCTCAATTGATTATGGGTAGACTATGGAAACTTCTATATAAATAATCTCTACAATAGGTACAATAGG